TAAGACCAAACTTGGTCATAATATCACTATCAGGAGCATATCCATCATAATTATTGATATACGCCTCAATCGCAAAAACATCATCAAATTTTGATGATTGTATTTCTCTTATGATATTATCAGTTTTAAAAATTTTTCTGGGCAAATAATAAACTTCTATTCCATATATTTTTAGTTGCTCATTGATTAAATCTTGAACAAGAAATTGTTCATTTGTCGATCCTTGCAGAAAAAATGGATTTAATGTCATTTTTATTATCCAATCATATCCATAGGTGGCAGTTCATAATCGGATGACATTCTTTGCTTTATCTCATCCAATTCTCTTTGTCCGTCTTCATATATAGCTCTGCCATTTAGTTCGACACCACCTGGAAGTTTTACTCCCTGAAACTTAATCAGATTCATACCCCATTGTTTTTTTATTGCCGCAGTTAAGTATTTTTTGACAAAACTATCATTATATACTTTTGAGAAGTTTGCGGGATCCATTGCCCTGTAGCATTCTATAACGAGAAAAGTATTTGCCTCTTGTGCTCCCCAGTCAATATCAAGATACAGTCTATTTTGCCTTTGATTGAATCTAATCTGCTTGTCTGTTGTCAATAGCATATCAATATCTTCCAAATAAGATTTGGTCATTGAATATGTTAATAAATCTACAGAGTTAAAGAAATATAAATCATTCAAAAATAGTTGATATTTAATACTGAACATTCCACCAGAAATGGAACTAGTATCAAACTTAAATATTTTCTCAATACCAATTACGGAATCTGGAACTTGAATAAAGTTTGAAGTCTCATAAAAATTGGAAGTAACCGTTCCAAATCCAGCAATATTGGTTGAGGTTCCTGTTGTAGTAACAATGCCAACACCGGTCGTTGTAACTCCAACAGAACCCGATCCAGATCCTCTACCACGATTAATATCATCTTGAGTAATCTTATATTTAAGATAAGTTTTTTCTACACCATCAAAATGTCTCTCATTAAAGTATTGAATGGTATCATCAAGCAAATCATCAATTTGCTCATCTGCAACGTTTATTTCTAAAACTGGTGCACCAAGTTGTCTTAAACAATAGTCTTTTAGTTCTTGTCTAGTAGTTGGTTTTGCCATCAGTAAATACCTCCATCAATAAGTCCGGCAGTAAGTGTTCCTGCAACAAATACATCACTCGAAAATGTTGCAATACCAACAAATGTTGATAATCCGGCAACATTTAAATTTTGAGAAAGTAGTAAATCACCAGTAGATGTTAATGTGGATGCAGCACCCGGATATCCTGCTTCAAGACCACTTCTGGCAGTGATCAATCCAATAGCATCAACGTTTGTTACATCTTCGTATGTTAATGTTCCTGCAATAGAAACATTTCCAGAGAAGGAGGCATTGCCTACAAATGTCGAGATGCCTTGAACGTGCAAACTGGAATTTGCATCTATTGCTCCACCAAATGTTGATAATCCAGAAACATTTAATTGATCAGTATCTATTGTTCCTGTTATTTCAATACCATAATCTGTAGTTTGGAACTTTCTAGAATCATTGAAGAAAAGTTCGACTCCCCCATCTTTGGTGAGTCTTGCCATAACCTCATCAGTATCTGACAGAAGTTCAATAATATTATTAGATTTTAACCTAAGATTACCTTCTCCATCATCAAAGATGTAACTATGAGCTCCATCATGGAAAATCTGTAGATCTCCCTGTGCAGAGTTGCCAAGTCTTAACGCATTTCCGTTACCAAGAACAATATCTGCATTTACATCCAAATTAGATCCAAATGTAGATACACCGGATACATTTAAATCATCAAGTTCAGTGTGTCCATCAATATCAATAGAAGCATTAATATCTACGTTTGATGCAAATGTTGCTAATCCGACAACATTTAAAGTTTCTGCAATATTGGTATTATCTAATTCTGTTCTTCCATCAACATCTAAAGTACCATTAACATCTAGTGTAGTGCCTATGGTGGCAATACCTGTTATATTGGCATTACGAGCATTAAACTCATCAAACGTTAAATCATCGGCGACATATAAGTCACCACCAACATAAAGATCACCACCGGTTGTTGTAATACCACCAGCAGATGCTAAAGTAGTAACACCAACAGACTTAAATGTAGAATTTACTGTTGTTTGATTTAGAATATCAACTGCGGCATTAATATCTAAATTAGAAGCAAATGTTGCAATACCTGCAACAGAAATTCCACCACCAATATTTACTTGCTTTGCGACTCCAATCCCACCTCTAACGACTAAAGCACCATTTGCTGGTGCCGTAGAGTTGGTCGTATTTGAAAAGGTTACAATACCTGCAATATTCAAGGATGACGAATCAATCGTATCCGTCATATAGAAAGATTCTGTGGCAAGATCCCACACAAGGATCATACCATCTCTAGTTTTTAAAGTAGAATCTACGTCAGTTAGGTTAACTAATCGTGTCGGTGGTGCAGAAGCATTAGATAATACACGGATTACATTCTGAGAACCAATCCTGTCGTTAATATTAGGCATTACCTGGTGACTCCCCCTCGTACTAGTGCTGCACCTTCTACAGCTTTGTATTCTCTACCAGCATTTGTAATTTTTACATCAAAGACATATCTACCAGGTTTTAAACTAACAGTTTGTGAACCGGTCAATGAAATGGAGATAATGCCTAATTCGGGGCTAGTTATTGTCGAGCCAAAAGATACTGATGTGGATGATCCATAATGTTTTCTCAACTGAGCTGATGTTGAAGCATCAGTTAATACTAATGGAGAATTAGTCCTAGTATCCTCTAACTGAAATGACGTATCAAAGTCATATCCCTGTTCGATCACAATATTGGATACATAAACAGCCATTATTTTATGATGCTAATATACCTCTAGCTATTTATATTAATTGTAGAGGCTAGTTATTTTTGAAGCAATTCTCTAAGAAGAGTTTTTATTTCATCAATATCTTTTCTCATATCATCCAATTCCTTTTTACGCAAATCTTTTTGTACTAAAGAATTAACATATTGGTTATAACCGGCAGTATCGCAGTTTACGATAGCACCGGTATTTTCATCTCGATAAAGATTTGAGTGTCCTTCTACTTTTATCATCTGAGTGCTATAACTCTAAGATCTGCAAAACGAGGTGCTTGTGCTTGATTAGAACTTGACATTACAATCTTAATTCCATAACCAGTGAAGAGATCTAGATTATCAACAGTAAACTCATACTCTAAGAATTCTCCATCTAGACTCGCTCTCACTTTTCTATCAGGCAATCCACTATTTCTGGATGGATCAACAACTAACAGTCCTTCGGTTGTTTGTTTCAGATTATTATATCCTGGGAACAACTCATAGGATTGTTCGATTTCACTAGAGTCTGCCTTTATAGTTGTATAAAGAACTCTGAAATCGGCATCTCCAGGTCTTTCTGCGGCAATGATAACTTTAAGTCCAGATGCAGGGTTTTGGAGATTAGTTATGTTTGAATAATATACCGATGCGTGTGGATCATCAAGAACGGAATTCACTCTATTATCACCAGGATAATTTGTGATTGGTTTGTTGATTCGATTCAAATTAAATACCGATCTTGCCGATTCTAAATCCAGTATTGGAGAAAGTGCATTATTTGGATCACTGGAGTTAAAAGTAATTGCAGTCGTAAATGATTTTCTTCTCGGTAAAGCAGTTAGATATTGATCTTGATTTACCTCAGATGCAACCATTCGAACAGAGTTTAAAGCATTGAGAGAATTGAGTTGAACATCTTCATATCCATTATCATTGAAAGAAACTTCTGTGCCATCAACACTTGTTGAACTTACAGTTCTAATTTTTCCAGTTACAGAAGTTGTTGATCCTGGTGTCAGAATATCGTATGAAGGAATTACAGAATCATACATCAAGTTTTCTGATGCAGTTACTTTATTTCCACCTACTAACTTTTCATCATTGAATGAAAGTTGCGGAGCATTTGCAGTTGCTCCATCGTTTATTCTACTATTTCCTTTAGTGCTTGATCTATCAATCTTAATATGATAACTATCAATGTCAATTGGTGCAACTATGGATGTAGTAATCCCATTGATTCTTCTCAGTGAAACTCCACCAAACTCATATTTTTCTACAACAGTATTTGAGAAGTGATTAACGGAGATAGTTCCATCGATAGCTCTGCCACTTGGAGAAATGCTCAGTGTTCCACTACCAACATTGTTATATCCAATAATCTCATTTCCAATCTTAACATATCCAACATATCCTGCACCAACTGGTCTTCCTTCAAAAGTCGTAAAGTTCTCAGTAGAAGCAACACTAATCGTTGATACTTCATCAAGTGTTACTTGAGAAGTCAATACTGTTGCTGGAACATCTGATTTAATGTTATTAACTACAACTTTATTAGTAGTCGAATACATTCCGTGATTGAAGTGGTCTACCTTGAAATAATCTCCCGAATAGACACCCCCATTTGCAGAAGCAGAAACGATATTAGTTCCTGCGGCAGAAACTATAGTGGTTGCATCACTGTAGTAACTTACGGCAGCACCTACAGCAAACTCCGTTCCACTAGTATTGAACTGACCTTGTACATTTGTGAGGTATAGTGTATCCACACCATTGATTGCAGTAATCGTTATTCTTGCATCTCTACCAGTTTGAGTTGAGGTCGTTGAAGTTTGAATACCTACAACATCACCAACTTTATAACCAGTTCCAAAGTCTGGATGGACAGTAGAGTGTGCTACACCAGTAATAACTCCACTGGAGTTTGTTGTTATTCTGAGTTTGAGATTTTCTCCCTCACCAGAAATATTATAAGTGCTCACAACTTCATTTGTAACACTTGCTGGATAACCAGAACCAGCAGTTGTGAGTCCGACTGTTGAAACTGAACTACCCTGCCCAACAACTACTGCAGATCCTCCATTATTATTGACACCTGCAAGTTTTCTGCCAACAGTTACAATGCCAATAAAGTCACTATTGGTTGTTGTCACGATACCAATCTTTCCTTTCTTGGGAAGAGTAGTAATTGGATTGTTGATCAATTCGGGAACATAGGTATTACTTTCGTCAAGTGGTGGATTATAGAAGTATGCAGTTCCCTGAGTTGAAGTAAACTCTGCTTTATAAAGTTTGAACTTAAGATCTTGATTTTGGTCTGTAGTCCAAATAGATCCGTTTTGAGACTTGAAGAGTGATCCAAGAGCAAATTGCTTGGTGTAAATGACCTGATCAACATCTGGAAGTTGTTGGGTATTTACTGTCTTATTTCCCATAACTGCAGTCCAGACTTCATATTCATCACTTTGTTCTGAAACTAGAACAACTGCATATTCTCTACCTGGTGGCAAGAAGATGGGTTCTGGGAATCTAACATTTGTTGCAACTTCACCTGTGGAAGATGTTTGAATCAGTTGAGTTTCAACTCCATTTTCGTTAATGGTTCTGGGTCTAAGAGTTACTGGAGTGCCAATGACTTCAAGTGTTGGTGTTCCGAGTTGAGTAGATCTTATTTCAACCCTTATAGGAGCATTTCCACTATCTATAGATGCAAAATATAGATCTACTGAGGTTAAAAATACTCCATTTACATCATCATCAGTATCAATATCAGATTTGACTTGAATATTTCCACCAACTGTGAAAGTTTGTGCCAGTGGGTCTGCATATGTATTTGTGGTAACGTTTCTTCTTGTGGTAGTGGTTAATGAAGTAGTTAATGAAGTTCTTAAATTGACAGTATTGGAAATACTTACATTAGTTCTAGTAGTTTCTCTTGCTACTGTTGCTCTAAACTGCAATAAGGTTGCATTTGCACTATAGTTTGTTTCTGCAAAAGAAACGGAATTGCTACCCGGCAATCCAGAAGCATTTGTTGGGCTGGAAGTGAGTCTGTAAGTTTTTGTTCCTGTTCGTATTCTAGTTGATGGTCTGGGTGTTTGATTTGGATTTCTTATAAAGAATGTTCCAATAAGATCTCCATAATTATCAGAAATCAGTCTGTTATTTTTTACAAATGCGATTGCTCCACTAGTTTGTCCCACCAATTGCATTCCTGTTGCAATGTATCCAGAAAAACGACCTTGAGCATTTTGTGAAAGTGATGAAGTATCTACGTTTAGTATTTTTGATGTTGAACTATAAAAATTGCCTATTGCTTCTTTATTGTATGGATCTTGATTGTAAGTTGTTGTTGGATTTCTGAATGGACCAGACTTGTGATTAGGTTTGCAAATTCTGAATCTAATTCTTTCGACACCATTTACAATTCCAACAACAGTTTCACCAATCCTAAATGCTGCAGATGCTCCAAATCCAGTAAGTTGTCTATTATTTGAAATTTCAATGAGTTTTGGAATAATGTCAATTCCACTATTACCATCTAAGAAATGATAATATCTAGTATTCGGTTTTAAGTTTGATGCATTGAACTCAACATTTCTAGATCTCATAAAGAGTTCATCAGGTGTTCCAACAACCTCGTTACGAATGGTCGTATCTACGGTATCAAATGAAAATGATCCTG